AACTTACCGGTTCCGCTACGGCTTAAGGAGAAAATATAAATGGCAACCCCCCCAGCAACAACAAATGCGGCAGACACCGCAGTTGTAAATCCCCTATCACACTTAATTACTGACCCAGTCCGTAATTTTCGTTTCATTGTTACCATCACCCCTAATGATAAGCCTGCTGCAGGTAGTACAGGTACTTGGGGCGCTAACTTTGGAAAACTTGGTTTCGTATCACTTTCAGGTTTAAGCGTAACAACTGAACCTATCGCATACCGCGAAGGTGGCTACAACACTAACTTCCATCAGTTCCCAGGCCAATCTTCATTTACTCCTATTACATTATCAAAGGGCGTAATGCTAGGAAAGCATGAGAACTCACTATGGATGAAGCGCTTATTCCAAATCATCACCCCAAAGCAAGGAACTGAAGGAGCTAGCGGTGCCGGATTAGATTTCCGCTGCCAGCTAGACATTCAGGTACTATCACATCCAAACCCAGGTGCTTGGGCCGGATCAGATTCGACTGCACCACAGTCTAGTATCCTTGACCAGCACACATCTCTTCGCTTCCGAGTGTATAACGCTTGGATCACAAACCTTACCTATGGTAGTCTTGACGCAGGTGCGAACACCGCTCTTGTAGAAGAGATGACACTGGTACACGAAGGTTTTGAAGTTATTTACGGAACTGGGTACACTAAAGATCAATCTGCTAAGAGCACATTCTCGGTATAACTAATATAACAAAAGGATAAAATATGACTACAGATTCGACTATAAATGCGTCAACTAATCCAGCATTAGCAAACAAAGCTGTTTCTGATGCCATATCTCTTGCTGAGCAGGAGGCAACTGTCCAGGTTCAAAAAGAACCTCTAACGTTGCCTTCTGCTACAGAGGTAGAACTACTTGGTGGATTTTATGATCCATTTGAAGGAGTAGCTATGACAGCAGAGATTAGAGAACTTAACGGAGTGGATGAGGAAGCTATCTCTAAGATAACTGATACTGGAAAAGCTCTATTAGAGATCTTAGATCGTGGCACAGTAAAGATTGGTAATAGCCCTGCTAACAAAGAGATCCTAGATCTTATGTTAGCCGGAGATCGTGAAATGCTTTTGCTAGCAATTAGAAAGATCACCTTCGGCTCTGATATTAAACTTGGACCAGGTGCTTGCCCTAAGTGCGAAACGCAACAGGTATTTGATGTAAACCTAGATAAGGACGTACCAATGAAAAAGCTAGAGGGAGATAGAGAGTTCACACTCCCTACTTCTTTAGGTGATGTATTGGTAGCTTTGCCTAATGGGGCAACTCAGAGAGAACTAGTAAGCGGGGCTTCTAAGACCTCAGCAGAGCTAGACACTATTCTTCTACGAAAGTGCATTATCTCTATTAATGATACGCCGATTATGTCGGCGGATCAAGTTAGAAAACTAACTATTAAAGATCGTAGAACACTTGTAGATGAGATTACAAAACGTAACCCAGGCCCACAGCTTAGTGAGCTAAAGAAGCCATGTGCTTCTTGCGGCCAGGAGGTGCCGCTACCGCTAACCTTAGCGGATTTGTTTTGAGAAAACGGACTATGAAACTCTTATGGAGACGTACTACACCCTAAGCAGTCTTCATCCGGGATGGACGCTAAGTGAGATTAAAACTCTTACTTATTCTGAAAGAATTAACTGGCTCAAAATGTCAGCTAACAATTTAAGGCGGTGAGTTAAATGGCAGGTGCGCAAAGCATGGTTGGCGCGTCAGATGAGGCAAAGGGCACCTCTGTAACTGGCGAAGACATCGATGTAAACAGCATCCCTAAAAACTTACTAAAGGGCTTTAAAGAAGTAAAGAAGTATACTGAGGGCATCCTTAAAGATATAAAGGATGCTAACAAAGAAGCCGGAAAGATCAAAGTCTCAGAAGACTCTGATAAGGTAGGCTCAGGGCGTATTGGCCTAAGCCCTATTAAACGTGCTGCGGGTTATGCAGGCATGGCTGTAATGGCTGTTGGCTCTGCAGCTATGGGTATGGCACCAAATACAATGGCTGCTGTAACACAGAGACTAGGCGCAGACTCTTACGCCGGTCTAAGCGGCATGAGTTCTCGCAGAGCTATACTTCAGGCTAATCGTCAAGTAGGCGGTGGCGCTACAAGCGCTATGGGCCCAACTATGGCACAGGCTACGCTTATGTACGGCGGCGGGTACAGTGCTAGTTCTGTAAGCTCTAAGAACATCATGAGTCAACTCGGCTCAATGAGTGCGCTTACTGGCGGTACTAACGAACAAGTAGCTGCAAGTATTGCTGGCGCAAACGGAATGGGCTTCTTACGAGGCGGAATTCGACTTCGTGATGACAAGGGCAATTTACGCCCTATGAATCAGCTTATCAATGAAGTATACAACTTTATGTTCCGTGGTCAAAAAATCACAAAGGAACAAGCAGCACTTATCTTAAACCCTGGTTCTAAAGGCTATGCTACTCTTCAAACATTAACTGGTGGGGACGCAAACCTACAGCAGGCGTTAAGCGCGGGTATTCTAGCTCGTGCTAGTGCAGGTAGCGCATCTAAGTTTAATAAAGCAATGACCAGTAAAGATCCAAACAAGATTCTAGATGTTATGGGTGTAGACAAGAGCAGCCCTACTCGTTCTAACTTTAACTATCAGTCTAGTGAAAACCGCAAGCTTGCAGCCACAGAGCAAGGCTTAGTAGGTGGATACAATACTGGACTTAACGCTACAGCCGCATTAAACAACGGCTTTAGTTCTTTAGCTGAAACGTTGCCTGGAGTAACAAAAGCCTTGATGACATTTAAGGGCATTTTAGAAACTATGCCTAATGCTGGAAATATGGGCGCAACTGTGTCTAATAGCGTTTCTAGTGCAGTAGGCTTGGGAGTATCCGCACTACAGCTCAAGATGCTAAAAGGCATGATGGGTAAGACCGGCGCTGCCAGTCTGGCAAGTGGAGGAAGTGGAATCGTAAAAGGTGCCGGTGGATTAATGGGCGCTCTTAGTAAGGGCGCTAAGTTTTTAGGTAAAGGTGTTCCAGTACTTGGCACCGCACTATCTGCTTATGGTGGCTACAGTGACGCTAAAAAGAAAGGTGGCTTTGACTGGGGATCTGTACTTAAATCTGCTGGAATAGGTGCAGCTGGTGGTGCTGCTGTAGGAGCACTGGGTATGGGAGTTGCCGCTGGACCTGGTGCAATTATAGGTGCGCTACTTGCCGGTGGCGGTAACGCACTTGGTCAGCTATTTGGTATGGGCGGCCCAACAGGTAACACAATGAACATGGGGGTGGCTGGACCTAAAGAGACAGCTCTTATGTCAAGCCCAGTACCTGCGGCAAGCCCTATAACTTCTCCATGGGGACCAAGAAGAGGGTCTAGAACTATTAGTCGTTTTCACCGAGGCGTAGACTATGGAGTTAGGGTAGGAACACCAGTTGAGTCCGTTGGCCCTGGTGTAGTAACCTTTGTTGGACAAGGATCTGGTTGGGGAAATAACATTGTTATTAAACACCCAAATGGATACTCATCCCGCTATGCCCACTTAAGCTCTATGCAGGTAGGTAAGGGCGACAAGATTAGGGCAAATCAAGTTATTGGTAAATCTGGCGGTAAGCCGGGGGCACCTGGAGCAGGTAACTCTACAGGTCCCCATCTTCACTTTGAAATTTTAAATAAAAAAGGCGTACAGATTAACCCTGCCAATATCATTGGTAAAAAGGGATACACAGAACCATTTGAAAACTTTACGTCCCAAGTGCGCCGCTCTTCTTATGGTTCATCAGGATCTATGGAAAAGTTTACATCTATGAGCGAGCTCTCCTCTTCGGACTTAGCATCTCTTCTTGGCTCTGGATTTGGTGCACCACTAGATTTTAATGATGCGCAAAAAATGTTGGGTTCTAGATTTAAGAGCATGAACACTGTTACAGATAAAGTTTCTGGTGACTCTGGAAGTATGGTAGGCGGAGGTCGTAAAGGCCTAATGCAACTTCTCAGCAAGGTTGGATTTAAGGGTAAAGGCTTAAACACAGCGTTTGCAGTAGCCCTAGCTGAATCTGGTGGCCGTGCTAATGCCCACAACGACAACCATAAAACAGGTGATAATTCTTACGGCCTATTCCAAATTAACATGCTTGGAGCGCTTCAGAAAGAACGTTTATCAAAGCACTGGAAAGATAATCAAGGTAAGACCTTTAAGTTGTCTGGAAACAGAGATCTATTTAATCCGCTAACCAACGCTAAAGTTGCCTACCACATGACAGGCCACGGAAATAACTGGGCTAGGTGGAGCACATATAAGGACGGCACCTTTGCTAAATTCTTAGACGATGCTGAAAGAGTAAAGACTGGTCAAGGCGGCGGGTCGTCTGAAATGGGCATGGGAGTTGCAACAGCTCCCCCAATGCGTCAGGCAGGTTCTGCTAATGTGTCAGCAAACTCTAATGTTACAATTAAGGTAGATATGAATGTAAATATTGCTCAAGCATCTCCTGCTGGAGCTAAGGCTATGCTCTCAGCATTTAAAGCTGATCTTGAAAGAGAGCTACGATTGAAAGGATTGGGTACCTTCTAATGTCTTTTTCATACTATTACACGGTAGAAATTTGGGAAAACTTTGATATTGCTAGTCGTTTTCACGGCGCTACAGATGATGCAACCAAAGCACTTGATGACGCTATTACAAATAGAATTGTGTTTTCTGGCGATGCTTGGATGCAAGAGCAGGCTGAGACCCTAGTAAGCTCTAAAAAGAAAACTACTATCCAAAAAGGTACAGAGCTTTTATACCTTGTTCGTGTCTACATGAAGAACAACGCGAACAACCACCACTATTGGCTCCCTAACTTAAGCGGAGACCTAGTAACGCTTAGTATCGATAGCACCTGGAATGGTTACAATAAGTTTGCTAGAGGAAAAATTCAAACAAAAGCAGAACATACTGATTTCGGCAAATACATTATAGCAAGTGCTGTAAAATCTCCTGACAGAGTTAGCCCGCATAATCTAGGCGTAGCTTTTATGTTTACGCTTAAGGCAAAAGAAACAGGGGACTTTGCCGCGGTAAAATTCAAGATTGATATTACTAACGATAGTACCTGCTGTCCTACAGGCTCATCCGGTACAGATGTTGATCCTAATGCCAGTACTCAACACCCTACACTGAAGGGGCCTAACCCAACTTTAAAAGTTAGCACCGCCCCTAAAGCCCCTAAAATTCCTCAGTCCCTTAAAACAGCAAGTGCTAATAGTCCGTATACTATTTACAACAGCTGTGACAAATTGTGGTATAGCCTTCGTCTTGAAGACAGTCAAACTGATGCCACATCGTCTGCTAAACCGGGGTTTTTTATGACCCTGTACACAACAAAAGCAGACGGTACTGGACTAGCTACGCCGATCAAAAGAAAGTTTGTATCAGCTGGAAAAGACCAAAATGTTTGGCCATCAGAAGTTATGGCTCAAATAAAAAAGTTAAAAAATATGGCTGCAGGATCGGGAGATTGCTCGGGAAGCACTTCGGGAAATGGCGGTTCGGGAAATGGCGGTGTTACGGAAGACAACAAGCCACCAGTGGCTGTTGTAGCTAAGCCGCCTACTGCAGACCTAAGATGGAATCCTCCCCCACATACTGTTAGTAGAAGTATGTCATTTGGTGACCTAATATCTAACGAAGTAAACTCATGGGAGACTACGCGTCTGACTGCAGCCCAAGTAAAAAACTTAACTTACCTTAACACCCTTAATTTTGAACGAGGACGCTTATTTCAAGATTCTGCTTCTGCAAAAGCTTTAAATAATAGTAAAATAGAGTTGTACGATGATAAGGGCCCTAAGATTTGGGGCTTTAGGTTTATGTATAACCCGACCACATTTAACTACAGTACTTCTGCTAATAACAGTATTGACTGGACCTTGGGTGCAGCTGACGTCTCTGTACTTTTAGCTGGAAACCAAACTATAAATTTATCTCTCTACCTAAACCGTGTTATGGATATGACTGCTTTGCAGCATAGTAACTACAGAGGGTATCCGCGAGAACTTCAGCAAGAAGAAGTAGACGGAATACTTAACCGTGGAACTGAATACGATATAGAATTTCTATACAGAGTGCTTAATGGCAACCCTACAGAAAATAACTTATTATTTAATCCTTCATATAAAGGAAGGTCGGCAGACTTTGGGTACACAACCGGTGTACCATGTTGGCTTTACCTAAACGATAACTTTAGAGTGTTTGGGTCGGTAGCAGGATTTTCTGTAAACCACGTAATGTTTACTGATAAAATGGTACCTATGTTTAGCACAGTAGACTTATCCTTTACTCGTTACCCTGCCTATAGCCCATTAAAAGCAAGCGGAGATGACAAAAAAGGCCAGGGTGCTCTAGACGTAACTCAATATAAGAACTACACTGCTGTTGAAGATAACGGAGATTCCCAAAATGATTGAGCGCGTATCTAGATATTATGATGGTCCTCTTGCTCAGACTAAACAAAAGTACACTGATGAGTACGCAATATCTGTGTTTAGAAAGTTTCCTACAAGAGTATCGACCTCTTATGCGGAGTACACTTGGAAAGAAACAGATACTATGGCGCATCTTGCAGAGCGCTACGGTAGTTCCCCGAAATTTTGGTGGGTTATTCTAGATATAAATCCAGAGATCGATGATTGTTTTTCTATTGAGCCGGGAACAGTAGTACGGATTCCTTATGGAAAATAGTCCTACACCTGCGCAACAAAACTTTGTCTGGCACTCTGCTGGATCCCCTCTCTACAGTAATTTTACCGTTTCATTTCCTAAAGCTCCTGATATGAACCTTATCCTTATAGCTGCTGAGCTATATATGGATGCGGATGAGCACGACCGACTTGTACTGCACTTTAAAGGGCACCTACTGGAAGAAAAAGAAGCCCTAATTTCAGAAGACCCGGTTGTGTTTACATTTTCTGCTGGTGCTATTACCCGCACTTGGTACGGGTACATAAACTCTGTAGACACTTCTAACACAGTTCAAAGCGGTAACACAGATATTATCTGTTTGGGCGCATCATACATACTAAAAAAACCAGATCAAAAGATATACAAAAATATTACCGCAGACCAAGTACTGACTCAGATTGCTAAAAGTAATGGCCTAGAGGCAATAACTCAACGACATCCTAGAGTAAAGGACTGGGTACAGGCCGGGCAGAGCCAATGGCAAATGCTTAGACGCTTAGCTAATCAAACAGGTTTTGCCCTAAGAGCAGACAACACAACTATTTATTTTGTATCTAAAACTAAAATTTTTAACAACGGTAAAAAAACAGCTGCGTATTTTAATTACGTAGACAACAAAGAAATTGCCGGTGTTATAACAAAGTCAGACCGGTATGGGGGCACAATTGTAAAGTTTACTCCACGTATTTCCGACAAATCCCCAGAGTCAGGTGTTAGAGTAGACCGTGTAATAACAGGCATTGACCCTAATACTGGTAAGGTTATTAGTGTTACACACCCATATACTAAACCTTCGGCTGCAGTTTCTGGTGTTGTTACTCCAAGTGAGGGGTACTTTAATTGAATAATTTTTCAAACGATAGCGTAAACACTACTCCTTCGGCCCCATTTAAAAAATACCATGTTTATGAAGTTGCTACAAGTCTTACGGATTCTAAGCACATTGCTGAAGACTACGCTAATGCTAACCGATATCAGCACAGAGCAAGTGTGATGGTTGTAGGAAACCCAGATTTAAAGCCGTATGATCCTATCTACCTAGATGGCCTACCAAATGGTTTATCAGGGTTTTGGACTGTCTTATCAATTAAACACGTGTTTGGTTCTAAACCAACTACCTACATGATGGAGTTAGAGGTGGGGGCAGACACTCTTGGTGATATTGATGAGGCCATGAAGTCTAGGCTGGACGTGCGAGATATTCAAGCTGATCTAGCTAATCAATCCCTAATTGCGGTAGACACCTTACTTCAAAACAACCCAACCTCAGTTAATGGATCTAGTCTGTACCCAGATGCGGGCTTAGTTGCTCCTACAGCAGCGGTAACTACGTCTCCATCAGAAATCCCATACGTTGAGGGCGCTACCGATACTACTCCCCCAGACTTTAGCTCAGTCTCACGTACGCTACAATGGGCTGCTAAGGGTAGCGGGAGAGTGGTTCAATAATGAAAGATTTAGTTTACGGACAAGACCCTCAAGGAAGATTAAGATTCTTTGGGCTATACGGAGCAAAGGTTATATCAATCAGTGACCCATTAAAAAAGAACCGTATTCAGGTCCAAGTGTTTCAAACAACCGGCACTCAAATTACTGGGTGGGCAGCGCCTTGCCTACCAATAACTAGTAACTCTAATCACCCTGACCATATTGCCCACACTGCTGCACAAGTAGCAGCCCTATTAAGTACTCACGATACTCATAGTATATCTGTTTCAGGAACTACGGGGGCTGGGGGAACTCAGTCCCATACGCACTCTTTTAGTGCCTCAACTACTGCATCGCACGGCGCACACTCAGGCGTTAGTGGTGGTAAACTAGAGCATCCGCATAAAACGGTAGCAAGTACGACAGAAAAATGGAATGATAGTCAAGAGACTAACACGACAGCTGAGCACTCTCCACATAGACTTCTACCTCGTGTAGGGCAGTTAGTATGGGTAATGTTTGCTGCGGGAGATCCTGAATATCCGGTATGGATTGGAGTTCAATCATGAAGACAGCCATAAGCTTCCCATTTACCATGTCCGTTAACGGCGTAATAGAGTCTACCTCTGATACGTCTAAAATATTTTTAGACCGAGTGGTTACACTGCTCTCTACGCAAGTGGGCCAACGTCCGTTCTACCCTGAATATGGAGTAGATTGGTCTACTGCTCTTTTTGAAAATGAAAACAACGCGACGGTAGCAATACCAAGCGCAATTAACTTAGCCGTTGCTAGATGGATTCCCGAGGTATCTGTAGAAGAAGTCATACTACCAGCTGCTTCTTTAGGACTTCAAGAGGTGTCTGTACACGTACGTTTACCTAGCGGCGATATGGCATCTATACAAGTAAGCACGGGAACAATTAATTACGATGGAACTATGGAGTAACCATGCAAATTGACTATACATCAAGAGACTTTTCGGCTTTAAGGGCCGACCTTATCGCCCTCGTAAGAGAACGAACAGGTACAACCTGGGATCCCACAGACTACTCAGATCTTGGTAACGTGATGGTAGAATCCTTTGCGTACATGGGAGACATCATGTCCCACTACTTAGATAGAATTGCAAATGAGACATCTATCGATACTGCTATTAAAAAAGAAACACTACTAGCCTACGCTTCACTATTTGACTACGTACCTTCAGGGCCTACCCCTGCGGAAGTTTACGTAAAGTTTATTAACATTAGTGACGCTGCTATTAGCATTCCTATAGGTACGCAGGTAATGGCGCCCCTATCGTACGGCCCATTTTATCAAGTTTACTTTGAAACAAAGCAGTCTGCTACTGCAGTACCCGCAGGAGATAGTATTACCCTGCGTTGTGAAGAAGGTAAAACAGTTAACACAGATCGTCCTGACCTTATTGACAGTACCTACAATAAACCTCTTCCAGCAAGCCTAGGAACCTCTACAGGAAAAGCAAGCCAACAATTTATTATCTTAGACTCTAATATAATTAGCAGCTCTATAACAGCATACGTTGGACAAGGAGTCGCATTTAGTTCTTGGGTGTACAAAGATAACCTTTACGAGTGGGGACCAACAGATAACGTATTTACTACAAAACAGAATGCGGATGGTACTTTATACATAGCATTTGGAGACGGCGTAAACGGCGCCATCCCACCAGCAAGTCAGCTAATCAGCGCTACGTATAAAACAAGTGCGGGCGCTTCAGGAAATGTTAAGGCACTAGCAGTTAAAGAAGTTACTTTCGTACCTGGAAATATTGACCCAGAAGCTGTTACTGCACTTACAGTTTCTAACGAGGCTGCTGCATACGGTGGTGCTGATGGTGACGGGCTAACACAACTACGGTCAAAGATTAAGGCCTCAATCTCTACACGGCGCCGAGCTGTTACACTAGCTGACCATAAAGACTTGGCACTTTTAGTGCCGCAAGCTGGTAAAGTAAACGCAGTTTCTTCTGTCTATTCATCGATCAGCATGTACGTACAGTCTCAAAATGATAACTCGGCAACTCCTGGTTTAGTCAGCGCAGTCGCGGCAGTAAGTAACGCTGTGCCCGCAGCTGGAGTAATTACCTTTACAACTACCTTAGCGCATGGTTTTTACGAAGGTCAGAATGTAACTATAACAGGCATGACTCCAAGCGCGTACAATCTATCAGGAGTAGCTATTGCTTCTGTACCTACAACGACTAGCTTTACCATTGTAAACGCGGCTACTGGAAGCTTTGTATCAGGTGGCACCGCAACGTCTTTAACTACTACAACATCTTGGAATACTCTTAAGTCTGAGGTTGCGAAGTACATGGCTGATAAAATCATGGTAGGAACAACACTTACTATCCAACCCCCTGTGTATAAACCAATTTACTTAAAGTTAAATGTGACTGCAAAACCCGCCTATAAGCAGGCAGATGTTAAGCTATCCGTATACCAAGCTTTCTTAGGGACCTCTGGGTTGTTTACTTTTGCTAACAATACTTTTGGTAGAGCCATACCATTGTCCTCCGTCATATCTGCAGCACAAGTTCTTCCTGGAGTACTAGACGTAACCGTAGAAAAATTTAATACTACAAACGCTGCATCGGCTGCCACTGTAGATCTTGAAGACAATGAGGTTCCATATCTAATCTCCACTAACTTAGAGATTGTCCCAAGTGGTGGTATTGTTTAATGGCCCGCTATGGATATAACAGATACGGTACATTTAAATACGGCGAGATTTCAGCAGCTAGTGTTTACTATAACTCTGAGATAGTAGCCATTCCTACAGACTTTAATATGGTCTCTGTTAGTTGGAAGCCAGTGCTTACAGACCCTGCTGATGGTGCTATGACTCATTGGAAACTTGTTCGAAGTGATGCTGGAATTCCAGATAACCCAGAAAGAGGCACTACTTTAATCGGGGGTGTGTACAGTCAATTTACTAATCTGTACATAGACTCCGCGTATCTAGGAAGCATTGAAACTAGCTACTCTATTTGGGTCTTTAATGGTAGTAAGTGGATTTTTTCTGGGGGCGCTTACGCACATAAAGTTGCAGAGACAGACTTACTACAACAAGTATCTCGATGGTGGCCTAAAGCTTGGCTAAACTCTGTTGAAGGTATTGGTGATGCCACAGGTGAAAATAACCCTGATAGTTTAGTAACAATGCTAGGGGCCTTTACATTTATTTACGATAAGCTTCGTGTTGAAGCGTATCTTTTAGGGCTACAAAATAACCCCTCCTTTGTGCAGTCTTCTTTGTTAGAATCTAAAGTTACAGACTTAGGGTTTACAGTAGAGCCCGCTCTTGGTGATCAATACCATAGAACTTTAGCGGCTACCGGACACATCATTAATTCTTACAAAGGCACAACTACCGGAGTAAGCACGTACGTAACAGCGCTAACACATTGGGCAGATGACGTTATCGTAGGGCATAACTTAATGCTTGATTATGATGACTCCTCATTTGAAGAGTCTATTGGTCGTTGGTCTGCCGGTTCTGGTACTTTTGTTTCCACAACTTATGTTGACGAAAGTTTAGCAACCCCTGTCAGTGTATTGTACGACCGTGTTTTCCAACCAAGAAAAGTAGCTTTTGGAAAACTTAGTACTTCTTCAAGTTCTCCAGTAACGCTCTTGCTGCCCTCTACTAGTCAAAGCCCTATTCTTTATGGTGTACCTATCTCTGAGCTTACTCGGTATGTATTCAGTGGACAAGTTACACAACTTCAATCAGGAGTATCTGCGGACGTAAAAACTAAGATCCATTGGTACAACGGAACTGGAGCATTAATTTCTAGCACCTCTTATGGAACTACAGTAACTACAGCCGAGGGTAGTTGGTTAGAATTCGTAAGTCCGTCAGACTCTGGACGTACTGGAATAATGTCTCCACGTAATTCGGTATACGCCGCTCTAGAAATTGTCATAGACCCTAGCAGCGCAACTGCTGCAAGTTTTGGGTTAGATATGCTGCAATTTGCAGAAGCTAATAAAAGCCTAGAGTTTCAAGATGCTCGTCGTATAAATGTGTACGTACAGGGGGAGCGCACTAACTACTTACTAAACTCTAGCTTTGAATACGGAACATCTTCTTGGTCTAGTTTAAATGGCGACCTTTCCCTAGACACCACAAAAACCAG